ATCAAATGCAAGTGGAGTTTTAAGTTGGGCTGCTGCTGGTGGGGGCGCTGTTGGAAATGGTGATGCAGCTTTTTGGGAAAATGATCAAACAATTACAGGAGATTATACAATTACAAATAATAAAAATGCTGGCAGCTTTGGTCCTATTACTATACAATCAGGGGTAACAGTTACAGTTGGTGCTGGTGAAACCTGGACAGTTGTTTAAATTATGAGCACAATTAAAGTTAATAAAATAATTCCAGTAGCGGGAGTTCCAACAGGTGGTGGTGGTGGAATAATACAAACAGTGCAAGCAATTAAAAAAGACACAGCATCTTTTACAATAAGTCCTAGTACTACTTATAATTACACAGGTTTACAAGCTAGTATTACTCCTATTTTTAGTACAAGTAAAATTTTAATTACAGGTTTTTTAACAGTATCTAGTGACGCTTTACCTACCACTCTTTCGATTATGCGTGGAGGTAGTTTAGTAACAGACCTTGCGGCAGATGCTAATGGTAATCAAGTTAGAGGACACTCAACCGACCACATTAGAAACGATACGTCTGCTGCTGTAAGTATTCATGTTTTGGGATTAGATTCTCCATCAACGACAAGTCAAGTTACTTATAATTATCGTATCAACCATACGTCAGGCTCAGATAGAACATATAACATCAACAGAACTCAGGGAGATCAAAATAGTGCAGAACTTTCTAGATATGTTTCTGTAATTATTCTCCAGGAGGTGTCAGCATGATAACCTCCATGTATAATCTAATTAAAAACAAATCATGAGCCTAGATCACGAAGCCATACGCAAGGCTTATCCAAATGCTGTACTTATAGATGATGGAACAGGAGCTTTTGACGCAAGTGGTAATTCAATATCCTTAGATCAAACAAAAATAGACGCTGCAAGAACAACTTTGAATGCTGAAGCTGCCGCAATACTTTATCAAAAACAAAGAACAGGCGAAGCAGGTACAACTGATACTATTTATGACACAATTGGAAATCAGTTAGATATGTTATTCAAAGCAATAGATGCTGATTCTGATTTAAAAACAAAATTTGCAACTTGGCATACACACATTTCTGCAGTTAAAGCTAAATATCCCAAGCCATGAGTTTATTAAAAGTAAACAAATTAGAAAAAGTCTCTGGAAATAGCAAATTTATTTTGCAGTCCCAAAGATTTCAAGCACCAGAAACAAGTACAACTCTTACTCAGTTCAGTACAGATGTTGATGGGACAAGTGCAACAACAAGTAATACTGATTCAGTTTGGACAGCTAGTTTTACTCCTGTTTCTAGCACAAGTATTATTATTGGTCAGTATACGTGTCAAGAAGATGGTCAAGGCACAAATGGTTGGACAATACATACTTGTTTTGCAGGAAGCACTTTTTTAAGTGGATCATTGAGATATTTAAGAGAAGTTGATCAAGAACCATATACTCAAGCTTTTCAATTTACTCATGACCATAATTCAAGTAGTGCAATAACTTATGATTTTAGATATGCGAGTACTGCTGGTATTCATTTAAAACTTAATAGATTTAATTCAGGAAGCGGCAATACCATACTTGCAAATAACTGTGGGATTATGCTCTGGGAGATTGAACAATGATTTTAGAAGCAGTTTTGTTAATCAACCCAGATGCAAAAGTCTGTATTTACGGAAGTGATATAGAAACTTGCACTTTTAATTGGAAAAATGGTACAGCAGAAATAAGCAGAGAAGATATAAAAGCAAAATTACCTGAAGCAGAATTTAACATGACATTGAATAAGTTAAGAAAAAAAAGGAATATACTGTTAGAAGATACAGATTTTTATGCTTTATCAGATGTCACAATGGCAGAAAATATGAAAACATATAGACAAGCATTGAGAGACATTACAAATGGTCTTACAACAACTGCTGAAGTTAAAGCGGTCACATTTCCCACAAAACCTAGTTAATTATGAGTCAACTTAAAGTCAATTCAATCGTTCCTGTCGGTGGTCTTTCATCAGGTGCTAATGGTGGAATTATACAGGTTGTTCAGTCAGTAAAAACAGATACTTTTAGTACATCTTCAAGCTCGTTTACAGATATAACAGGATTAAGTGCCACAATAACGCCAAGTTCAAATTCTAATAAAATTTTAGTGATTGTTGATTTAATGGTTGGAAGTGACAATGATAGTCAGTGTATGTTTCTTTTAAAAAGAGGCTCAACATCTATAAATTTTGGAGATAATGATGGTTCAAGAAGTCAAAATTTTGCTGAAATAGGAGGTGCAGAAGATTATGACCAAACAAGTTGCTCAACTCATTTTTTAGATTCTCCAGCTACAACATCAGCAACTACTTATAAAGTGCAAATGAGAGTAACAGGAAGTACGCATTTTCTAAATAGAAGTCAATCAGATTCAAATAATAGTAATGAATCTAGAACAACATCATCAATCACAGTAATGGAAGTGAGTGCATAATGGCAATTATCGCAGGTATTGCAGATTTTACAGTTGCTAAACGCAATGATTTCCCTTTAAAACTTACTTTTAAAGACGGTAATGGTGATGCGATTGATTTAACTGGATATACAGTTGAAGGAGAAGTTTATAATGAAGATAGAACTACAAAATTTGCAGATTGGAGTGTTGTTTATACTAGCAGAGGTACAGGTGTTATTGATATAAAACTTGATGATACAGATACGACAAATTTTACGCTTCCAACTTTATTTTACGATATTCAATTAACTGAGCCTTCAGGTAACAAATTTCAGTATTTAAAAGGTACACTATACATAACTGAAGGTTACACATCATGAGTACACCCAATCAAGTCGTTGTAAGCCAAGTATCTGATGTTACAACAGTTGAAATTACAACTGCTGGACCACAGGGACCTGCTGCAGCTGGTTTTGAATTTAATGGCGATAATAAAGTCGATGGTTCAATTCCTGTATTTAATAGCTCAAATGCACGTTTTGAAGCTACAGCCACACATACAGTTCTTACACTGGTCGATGGTGGAAATTTTTGAAATTTAATTGTATCATTGAATTAAAACGCTATGGCTAACACTATTAGAATTAAAAGATCTACTGGATCTTCAGCTCCTGGAAGTTTAGAAAATGCGGAGTTAGCTTTTGCAGAAGGAAGTAAAAAATTATTTATTGGAATTGGAACTGGTGGTAGTGGAGGATCAGCTACAACTATTGAAGCTATAGGTGGAACTGGTAGTTTTTTCGATAAAGCAACTGTACAAAATGCTAATAAAGTTATAGCTGGTCCTACAACAGGAAGTGATGCTGCTCCAACATTTCGAGCTTTAGTAGCGGCAGATATTCCTTCGTTAGCACATACAAAAATAAGCGATTTTGATACAGGAGTTAGAACAAATAGATTGGATCAAATGGCTGCACCAACAGGTTCAGTTTCATTAAATAGTCAAACTATAACCAATGTAGCAGATCCAGTAAATGCTCAAGATGCTGCAACAAAAGGATTTGTAGAAGCTACTTCACAAGGTTTAGATGTTAAAGATTCTTGTAAAGCTGCAACAACAGGAAATATTACAATTTCAACTGCATTAAATAATGGAGATACATTAGATGGAGTTACTCTTGCAACAAATGATAGAGTTCTTGTAAAAGATCAATCTACTGCCAGTCAAAACGGTATTTATATTGTTGGTTCATCTCCTGCAAGAGCTGATGATTTAGCTGCTGGTGCAGATGCAGCTGGAATGTTTACTTTTGTAGAACAGGGAACTGTTAATGCTGATAACGGTTTTGTTTGTACCAGTAACAAAGGATCAGCAGTTGTAGGAACTAACAATTTAACTTATGCTCAATTTTCGGGCGCAGGTCAAGTGGTGGCCGGTGATGGTTTAGATAAATCTGGAAATACATTATCTGTTGATCTTAAATCAAATGGCGGATTAGTTATTGAATCAACTGAAATAGCACTTGATTTAGCTGCTAGTTCTATTACTGGTACTTTACCTGTAAATAAACTTACAAGTGTTACTTCTACTGCAACTGAATTAAATGTTCTTGATGGAATTACCTCAACTACCGCAGAATTGAATCTAATGGACGGTGCTACTTCTGCAACATCAACTACTCTTGCAGCTGCAGATCGATTTATTTGTAATGATGCTGGAACTATGAAACAAGTAGCATTATCTGATTTAGTTACATTTTTAGAAGATGAAAGTGCATCTAGCTTCAACATAGATGGTGGATCTTATTAAAAATAGCTATTAGGAGGCAAGGCCAATGGCTAATACAATTAAATTTAAAAGAGGTTCAGGCAGCGATCCTGGAACATCTGATCTTTCAGTTGGTGAAATAGCAATAAGAACTGATACAGCAAAATTATTTACAAAAAATGATGCTGGATCTGTAGTTGAAGTAAGCGGTGGTATAGATGATGGAGATAAAGGCGATATTACAGTATCAAGTTCAGGTGCTACTTTTACAATTGATAATGATGTTGTTACTTATGCGAAAATTCAAAATGTTTCAGCTACAAATCGATTATTAGGAAGAGATAGTTCCGGAGCTGGAAATATTGAAGAAATTGAACCTAGTGCTGTAAGAACTATGCTTGGCCTGGCAACTTCAGCAACTACAGATACAACAAATGCATCAAACATAAGCTCAGGAACTTTAGCTGCAGCACGAGTAGCAACTTTAAATCAAGACACAACAGGATCTGCAGCGACATTAACCACTGCAAGAAATATTGGTGGTGTAAGTTTTGACGGATCAGCTAATATAAATCTTCCAGGTGTTAATACTTCAGGTAATCAGGACACATCAGGAAACGCTGCTACAGCAACAAAACTTGCGACAGCAAGGACTATTGCAGGGGTTAGCTTTGATGGTTCCGCAAACATATCTCTGAATAATAATGCGATAACAAATGGTGCTGGCTACATCACTTCTGCTGACGGCGGTAATGCAGCAACTTTAGACAGTTTAGATTCAACTAGTTTTCTAAGATCAGACGCATCTGATACTTTTAGTGAACTTTTAACTCTTTCAAAAGATGGAACTGACGTTATCAACTTTTCTGCAAGTACAACAAATGATAGTAGAGGAATAGCTTTTAATGACAGAACAGCTTTGTCAGCCGATCACAATGACGGCTATCTAAGGCTTAATAATCAATCTGAATTTACTAATGGTGTTTATACACCTTTAGTTATGAGGGCTGATGGTGGATTTAATGTAGATGGTACAGAGGTAATAAATGGCTCTGCACAAGTTGTAGCAGCAAGAATAACTGGAGCTTTACCAGCTATTGATGGTTCAGCATTAACAGGAATATCGGCTGGGG